CCATGTGTCGTTACCAATAGTTGCAAGTGGTGCAAGAGCATTTGCCCACACTATAGTTGTTGGAGATTGAGTGTTAAATAAGGTTTGGGTGTGATAGGGATTACTTGGTTGTTTATCAAATCTTGCACCCTTTTGACTTGATGGAAAATCTAATGCCTTAAATTCAGGATTATTTGAACCTAATGCCAAACCTATACCAGGATGGTTTGTAGCACTAAAGTTACTCGTTTGATTTGGACTTTGATTTGGACTGTGAAAAGTCATATCGGCATTTAATCTCGATGACAAGTCAAACCAAGTATCGTCAGGTGAACTAAAACTACTTGGGTGTCCTACATCCCAATGACCAATCATATCAGGACCATTTGTAAGTGAATATTTTGCTGGCCCATTGTGAACCTTTAACCGATTCATAAAATAATTTTCTGTTGGTAGTATTTCGTATATGTCCCAATGTGATTTTTTACCAGAAACTTCCTTCATACTCACCACCTTACAAGGAACAAATCCACCATATAAACCTTGAACTCTTTTGAAGTGTTTAGGTTTTGGGGTTAAACATACCATACCAGGTCTTAACTTCATCACCGACATATGTTTTACCTCATAGGTAAGTTTAGGGTCGTATGAAGCCCAACCAAAGGTAGGTTTTTTCTTTTCAACTCCTGCTGTATTATGAGTTCCAAACTTCTCTCTACCATCAGTTCTATCCATGCGGATATCGTAGTCCATTGAGTTTATCACCTTGAGTGGTTTTTCAAATAAGAATTCACTTGTAAAAAATGTTCCACTACATTCAAATGTTATCTCTACCACCCTTTCTGGCATCTCAGCATCTTTTGCCTTAGACATTATTGCTGATACTAATTCTTCTTCATCAGAACTTAAAACTTCTTGTCCTTTAATTGGATTGACAATTATACTATCAACACCACTTATAAAATTTTCGTGTTTTGCCTGTATTTGAAAACCATTGTGTTCAATTACATTATCCTCAATCTGTATAGCCTTTACTCTTGTTTTCTCTGAAATCACATCAACGGATTTTACTTCTACCTTTTCATTATTTCTCAACAACACATCACCGACTTCGATTAAATGTGCTGGTTTAAAATCACCCCTTTTGAATTGATAAACCAATACTGATGCGGAATGTGAGAAATCAAACTCACCATTGATTCTAATATACTTGTAATGAAATGGTGAATGTATGTGAACATTGGAATTTACAAAATCTTTACCAATATCATCTTTATAAAGTAAATTTGAATGACCTATACGATTAGGAAACAATGTATTGTCTTTTTGGTGATAATCATATAGTTGGGTATAAATATTTGGTGTCATGTTGTAGAAGTCATTTTTGAAATATAAGGAATAGTGTTTAATCTCAACATTAAATCCTGATTGATAATCAACATCACTTTCGATAAATTCTTCTACATAATCACCGCCCCACTCGCCCCTGATAAACTTTTCCTTATCAAGAATCAATTGCG